CCGCGGTGCGCGAACACCAACGGCTTTCTGGTGCAAAAACTGTGCGTAATTGCGGAGGTGAGTATGTCAAATACCGCTGAGATATTCAAATTCCCCGTTCCAAAGCAGGAACAACAGGAGAGCCGCATGGCTGATCTGGAAAATGGCTATCTTCGTTTAGCCAATCAGATTCAGGATGCCCTGTGTATCGTTGAGCTATCCGGGCGTGAGTTCCGGGTACTGAATGCCATCGTTCGGCTGACCTATGGCTGGTCCAAAAAATCAGACCGGATCGCTAACAGTCTCATTGCCGACAAAACGACGCTGAAGGTGAAACACGTCTCTGAAGCCGTTCTGAACCTGGCTTACCGGAACATCATCATCCTGCGCCGGATTGGGCAAACCAGATACATAGGGGTCAACACTAATCTGGATAAATGGGCTTATACGAAGCCGAACTGCATGAAGTGCCCAGCGGCTTTCCCGTCTGCTGAAGCTTTAACTTGGGTAATCTCAATTCCCGAAATCAGTCTTTACAATCCCCTGAAACAGGGATGGTTATCCCTGAAAACAGGGACAGCTATCCCTGAAAACGGGGATAGCAAAAATACCCCTCAAACCATCCCTGAAAACGGGGATGGTTATCCCCGAAAACAGGGAAAGGGATCCCCGAAAACAGGGAACACCAAAGACATTCTTCCAAAGACAAATATAAATACAGATCTAACCCCCTCTAATCCCCCAAAGGGGAAGGTGAAGTTTGATCCGCTGAGTATCCCGGTTCCTGAATGGCTGGATGCGTCGTCCTGGCGTGAGTGGGTCGCCTATCGTCAGCAGTCTGGCAAAGCCATTAAAACCGAGCTGACCGTCACCAAGGCTTTCCGCCTGCTGAAAGAGTGCTTGGACGAAGGTCACGATCCGGTAGCCGTGATCAACACCAGCATCGCAAACGGGTACCAGGGTCTGTTCAAACCAAAATTCGGTCTTAACAACCGCAAGGCGGCCCGGGACGTGAATCACATTTCCCAGCCAGACAAAAAAATTCCAACGGGCTTCAGGGGGTAACCATGAAAAACGCAACCGGCACCGGTAGCGCGCTTGAACGCCTGCGGAAGTTTATCCCGGCCAGCGTGCAGCCGAAATTCAACAGCGTTGCAGAATGGCAGGCATGGCAGCAGGAAGAGGGCCGTAAACACTGCCAGCAAATCGAGAAGCAAAACCAGCGCGCCCGGTCTGAGAAGATTTTTGGTCGTGCCGGAATACAGGCCCTTCACCGCTGCTGCTCGTTCGCGAACTACGAAGTGACAGGCCCGGAACAGCGCCAGGCCTACAGCATGGCGAAGAGCTACGCGCAGAACTTTGGCGGAGGCGGATTCGCAAGTTTCGTCTTCAGCGGCGCACCGGGTACCGGAAAGAATCATCTGGCGGCGGCGATCGGCAACCACCTGCTGGCAGCCGGGCACTCCGTTCTGGTGGTGACCATCCCTGACCTGATGCTCCGTGTTCGCGAGTGCTACGACGGCGGACAGTCTGAATCAGCGCTGCTTAACGACCTGTGTAATGTCGATCTCCTGGTGCTGGACGAAGTAGGCATCCAGCGCGGCTCCAGCGGTGAGAAGGTGATCATCAACCAGGTGATTGACCGTAGGCTCTCCTCGATGCGACCGGTCGGCATCCTCAGCAATCTGAATTACGACGAGCTGGTGGCCACACTCGGCGCGCGCGTCGTGGATCGCCTTCGGATGGACAGCGGCATCTGGGTCAATTTCGACTGGGCAAGCTATCGCGGGAACGTATCGCACCTGCGGGCTGTGAAGTGAGAAGGGAGTGAGTATGCCAAGACCAAAAACTCAACGCGAGCGCACCCTGTTCATCGCCTGGATTATCGAGCTTGTGAAAAAACATGGCCGCGCAACGACAAACGATGTCGTCGCCATTTTCGGCCTGCACCGCACCACTGCCGAGAAATACATCCGGGCTGCCGTAGAGCAGGGGAAACTTATTCGCCACGGGCGCTGCGGCGTCTTCCGCGACCAGCGGGCAGTTATCGACTTTGACATGGAACGTTACACGCACCGAGGAGCATCACATGAGTGATTCACTGAGCAACAAAGAGCTGGTGGCCGTTGGTCATCAGTTTGCGAAGGCGATGAGCAGCGACACGCCGCTCATCGATATGGCGAAGATTGTTTCCCGTCTGGCCGAGCGGCTGGACTGCACCACCCTGGCGCTACGGGAAGCGACTAAGCAGCTGGATGCGCTGGCGGCGGAACTTGAGGTGCGGAGCCTGACCATCCCTGACGAAATCGACTTCGATCATGAAAATGAATATGGCGAGCATGGCGGTAATGGCGAGTGCTGGATGCGGGGCCGTGTTAAGGGCTTCAACGAAGCGCTTGGGAAAGTTAAACGCAACGCTATCGCAGCTGGCATCCGCATCAACGTGGAGGGGGGATATGGCTCTTAACAAACGTGAGCGTGAATTTTTAAAGCCAGCCATCGTCCACTACTGGGCAATTGAAATATCGCCACACCGAAAAACTGCACTCTGGGATGGTGACACGCTTCTGCCCGTTAAGGTGGGAACTATGGCTGAATGCCTGATAGCACGCGGGTATCTGGAGCGCGTAGCTATGGGGTATGGGCGTGACATTATCAGGGCTACCGATAAGTCAAAAAAACTACGTTGCCACCGCTGCGCTTACGGAAAGGTAATCGACGAACACGGTCAGCAGGGCGGTAACTGCCCATATTGCGATGGCGGTGTGATTGTGGAGAGGACTAACCCATGACCAAATTCGCCAAAGAGCAGTTAAGTGCAAAGGCACGAGAGCAGATTGCATTCTGCCGCAACACGAAGATAACAGGCGAAGGCCGCGCCCACGTAAACCAATGTTCGGCGCTGTTTGAAATCGCACTGGCAGCGCTGATGGCCCCGACTGAACCGGTCTATCAATACCGCATCAGGAACGGATACAACGGTCAGGTAACGGAGTGGCAAACAATTAGACGCGACCAGGTTGATTATGTTCTGAAATCCCAGCCGCACAATGCTGAGTTTCAAATTATCGCCCCGCCAGCGCCGGTAGTGCCGGACGAATGGAAGTTACAAGACGCTATTGATTTTATTGAAAAATATACCCCGGCGTCAGAAGACGAAGCTGCGCTATTCGCATGGAACGCTTGCCGCGCCACTATGTTACATAAGTTGTAGAAATTGCTAGCATATTAATTGTTTCTTCGTTGCTGTTCGTTGAAGAGATTAGTAGATTGAGTCATTAAGTGGAATAACAGCAAACTTGGAGGAAAATGCATGTCTGAAATTTTAGATAACGGCTATAGGGCTGGAGAAGCCTCAAACGGTAAGGGTAAAATGTCTCCGTTTGAAGGCTCTCAGCGCGAAGATGAGTTTATGATCGGATACTGCCTGGCTCGGGCTGAAGACCAGGGTGCTGGAGGTCCGATGTTTTATTATTCGTTAGGTCTGCACGCAGGGTATTATGGTTTAACTAAGAATGAAGTGCAGAAGAACTACGACCCATCTCAGGATTATAATGAAGGCTTCTATTCAGGTTATGAAGATGGCCAAGATGAGCGCGATGCTTGGTTTAACGCTCAAGAGTAGTTGGGTCCATGAGTTATGCTGTTCGAAAAGATAATAGCTGAGCTATAAATCCTCCATAATCGGGGGGCGTCGTTTGGTGAGGTACTAAATAGAAGTGATACACAGCTTCAGCATAACCTACCATACAAGCGATATGTGAATCCTCATATCGACCCGGGCAAGGCCTCTTCGGAGGCCTTTTTCTCGGCTGCTGGCCGCCTGAAGAGCCGCCCACACATACCTGATCGATATTACCGATCGATGCGATGATATTGATCTATGAAATCGATTAGATAATAGCCACAGCGCGGCAACAAATTACCAACCTGACACAGTGTGTCATCGCGGCAATATACCCTCAGGCGCAGGCCTGCTCTGCATTTGGCAGGGTTGAGGGTTTTCTAATCAAGCGGTTATCCCTACCGTCGTCTTCTTCAGTATCTGTTAAAAATAACGATCAATGTTTGCGCTCAGGTAGCGATAATATTTATCCAAATCAAACGGATAAATGATGTTGCATCTACCGATGCTTTTTGTGCATACTTGGGGAATCGAAATTATACTGTAAATACATACAGTGTTTCTATGCTAAATTATGTGGAATGGAAAGATAAAACGACTCACGGAATTTATTTATTTTTAAGCCCTTAACAAACAGATCGACTTTGCTATCGTGCCTAAAGAGCAATGCCAGGGGGTATTTGCAAATGAATAAATTTCTGGTTTATCTGTGAGAAAGAAGGGGGTTTTGTGAGTGATAGCAAGGAACAAACCGATTGGTATGACATTGTCAGACGCTCGGACGGGACGGTTGTGGGCTCCATGTCGCTTGAGCGTCGGTACTTGGTCTATACCAGACATGGGATGGTTTCCTGCCGCCCGCTGCTGGAGGACGAAGGGATTTTCAATCTGTCGACCGGGACGCGATTTCTTCGCCGCCTTGGCTACCGCCTCGCTGAACCCTCTGATATTATGATATCAACGGACTGAACACCCGTTGACCTGATGCGCCACGGAGAAGACCATGGCGCAGTTACAACTCATCAAGCAATCCTCAGGAATTCTGATCCCCGCCACGCCGGAGACCAGCGACTTTCTGCATTCAAAATGTAAGCTCGGCGCGGTTCTCGAAGGTGAATTCCGTCGCGTCCGCAATGCAGCTCTACACCGCAAGTTTTTTTCACTACTGAACCTCGGTTTTGAATACTGGGAGCCAGCTGGTGGAGCGATCACGCCTTCTGAGAAACACATTGTTAGCCGGTACGCCGATTATCTGGCGCAACGAGTAGGCAATGGCGACATACTGGCATCCTATGCTGAGGAGTTCTTCTGCGACCTATCAGCCCGCCGCACATCCAACATTACCGCGTGCAAATCATTCGACGCTTATCGTGAGTGGGTAATCGTCTGTGCCGGTTATTACGACGTGGTATTCCTCCCTGATGGCAGCCAGCGTAAGCGCCCAAAGAGCATTTCATTCGCGAATATGGACGACACAGCGTTTGTTCCGCTCTACACCGAAACGCTGAACGTACTATGGCGATTCATCCTCCACCGTTCATTCAGCAATCAGCGCGAGGCCGAGAACGCCGCCGCGCAGCTGATGAGCTTCGGGGGTTAACCAGATGGCTAAATCATGGTTCCACTACACCGAATGCACAACCGAACAGGCCGATGAACTTCAGCGGCAGTACCAGCGCCGCGGGGTAGCCGTAACGCGTAGCCTCAATCGCGATTACCTTACCTGGACCGTCAGCGTAGAGCGGCAGGAGGTTAAGTACCTTGAGCCAACGCCGCGGACCTTCCGCCAAAAGGTCTGGGGGTGATCATGGCTAAAAAACCCCGCCGTAAGTGCGCAAACCAGATCTGCCGCGAGTGGTTCCACCCGGCTCGCGACGGCCAGGTTGTATGCAGCTACGAATGCGCTACTGCCGTTGCCAAAGCGCAGACCGCAAAGAACCGCGCCGAAGCTTTGCGTGCTGAGAAAAAGCGTCAGCGCGAAGAGGAGAAGGCTGGGCGTGAGCGCCGCAAAACACGCCTAGCCGAACTAAGGCCTGCCAGTTATTACAAAGTCCAGGCGCAACAGGCTTTCAATGCCTTCATTCGTGCGCGTGATGCCGATTTGCCATGCATAAGCTGCGGAGAGACCAACCCACCAGATCTACATGGCGGTCAGTGGGACTGCGGCCACTTCAAAACAGTCGGCGCTAATCCAGAACTGCGCTTCGAAGAACGCAACGCCCATAAGCAATGCAAATCCTGCAATGCCGGTTCCGGCAAGTACACAGCCAAAGAGGCGACAGTGGCGAGGAACTACGAAGACGGACTCATCGCTCGTTACGGGCAGGAATATGTCGACTGGCTGAATGGGCCTCACGAAATGACCAATTACCGCCGCGATGACTTTATCCAGATCCGCGACAAGTACCGCGCCAAGCTCAGAAAACTAAAACAGCAGGTAGCAGCATGAAACCAGAACTGATCGAATCGCTTCGCATGCGCTGGCTGCGCCTCCGCATTTATCGCCGCCCGGGAACGGTGCTGGTGGACTATCGCATCCTTCGTAACTTTATCCGCATTTACCTGATGGCAGGAGCAGCAGCGTGAACACTCAATACCTGGAATTTGTACGCCAGCAGCTCATCGTTGCGACGGCAGATCTGAGTGGGGCGACCAAAGGGCAGTTGATGGCCTGGCTGGAGAACGCCCAGTTCGACACGAAGACCTTTAAGCGGAAAAAGCCCAAAGTTTGGGACGAGGAAAGCGAGAAATGGGTGCCGGTTGATAACCCTCCGATACCCGGTAAACAGTCACACGCCAAAGGCTCGCACATCCCACTGGTTCAGCCGGTTGAATATTCCACAGCATCCTGGCGTCGGGCGGTCCTGTCGCTCGAGGAACACCAGAAGGCGTGGCTGCTCTGGAACTACAGCGAAAACACGTGCTGGGAGAACCAGGTGGCGATTACCCAGTGGGCATGGGCTGAGTTCAGAGATCAACTGGGTGCCAGGAAGGTGGCCGGTAAAACGATGGAGCGGCTGAAGGCGTTAATTTGGCTGGCGTCGCAGGATGTGAAAGAAACGCTGTCCGGGCGTGACGCCTATCAATATGCGGATCTTGCAGCGCTGGTGGGTGTGAGTAAAACCAATTGGTCTCAGAATTATGTTGAGCATTGGGCAATCATGGTAGGGCTGTTCACTCGACTGGATACCGACTCACTTAAACAAGTTTCGCGATCACGTTCACAACAGAAAGCAACAAATTGCCAACCAAGTATTGCAGAAATGAACTAATTGACGTATATTTCAGCTAAATCTGATATCGTCGCCATAGCTTTAGTTGTCGACCGAATCACGCAAAAGAGCCCGAGGTTAACGCCTTGGGCTTTTTCGTATCTGGAATACCCATACCTGGGACTATAAGAGCGAAAGCTCAATGCAGCACCCATCGATTGGCGGCCCAGAAGCCGCCTTTTTTATTCAGGGCTCCTGGGATCATCCTCAACTCGTTTTGTCGTTAATTCACCCAAGAGCCCGACCTCTACACATGGACCACATATGTCTGAACCTCTAACCATTGCTGGCGGTGTCACGTCCGCAACTATCGGAGTGACGTTCGCATCTTTGTTCCCCGAGGCAACGCCCGGCGTAATGCTGTGCGCGCTGGCTGGTGCAGCAATGTACGTTCTGACATCCGATCCACACCAACTGTGGAAGCAGTTCCTGTTCGCCGTCATCAGTTTTGTCGGCGGGGTGTTCTTCTCGGTACCGATGGCGAAAATACTGGCCGGGGTGATTAACACCGCGCTAGGCCTGCTACAGCCGCCGGTAAGTATCGAGGTATCCCCGAACATCGGCGCGCTGGTTTCAGCTTCCATCTCTGTCGCAGTCCTGCTTCGCATCCTCGCAAAATCAAAACGGGGGAAGATGCCGGGACTGGAGGAGGAAGGCCAATGACATGGCAAACCATCGTCCTGGATGCAAACGCCATAATCTGTGCCCTGATTGCCGTAAGACTGTTGTTCTTCAGCAAAAGCGGCAAACGGCACCGTCCGGCCGTGGCCTGGATGGCGTACCTGATGATCCTGGCCGCCGGATTCACGGCGTTTCGCATTCTCTACGGTAAATATCTGCAGGTGGACCCGGGCGAGCTGATGCTTAACGTCGCCATTTGCGTTGCGGTGTGGCGCTCACGGGGCAACCTCGCAAAAGTATTCCAGAAGGCTGAGCAATGACCAAAGACGACATCTTTAACGGCATCCTCGGCAAAGAGGGCGGTTACGTTAATCACCCGAATGACAAAGGGGGGCCGACGAACTGGGGGATCACTCAGGCTACGGCGCGCGCCCACGGCTATACCGGTGACATGCGTAACCTGACTCGCGAGCAGGCTCTGGCAATCCTCGAGGCTGATTACTGGTACGGTCCACGCTTCGATCAGGTGGCTGGTGTCTCCCCGGCAATTGCTGCCGAACTCTGCGATACCGGGGTGAACATGGGGCCGTCGGTACAGGTTAAGTGGTTCCAGCGCTGGCTGAACGTATTCAACAACCAGCAGCAGCTCTATCCAGACCTGATCGCCGACGGCCAGATTGGCCCTCGCAGCATCAGCGCGCTGAACTCCTTCCTGGCGAAACGCGGAAGCGAAGGGGAAACCGTATTGCTCCGCGCACTGAACTGCAGTCAGGGTCAGCGATACCTCGAGCTGGCAGAGCAGCGCCCGGCAAACGAGTCATTTGTGTATGGCTGGGTAAGAGAGCGGGTAAGCCTATGACGAAGCTGAAAGCCATTCTGGTCGCAATTGGATTCGCCGTATTGATGGTGCTGGGTGCTTTCGGCCTGGGCAGTATGCGTGGACGAGAAAAGGCAGAAGCCAAAGCCGATAAGCAGCGAGCCGACGAGAACGCCGCAGCCACCAAAGCAGCTGCAGAACGTCGCGTTGAAGTAACCAAGGAGGCCAGCAATGTACAGCAGACTGTTAACCATATGCCTGATGACGATGTTGATCGTGAGCTGCGCGAAAACTGGATCCGCAAAGGTTGAACTCATCGACACTGGATGCGACTGGGTCAACGTCATTCGGCTCACTGAGCACGACATCGAGGTGATGGATCGCCATACGAAGAAAGACATCCTGGTACACAACAAAGCTTGGCAAGCGAACTGCCAACTGAAAGAAAACCGAGCAGCTCTGTAACGGGCTTATGTAAAGCAAAAAAAGAAGAGAGGCGTTTCAGCATGAAAAAAGAAGACCATGGTTTTGTCTCGGTTGTTAACTCAATCTCTGAAGTTAAGAACTTCTTCGTGGGAAATGAGATCCCGAAAGTTGGGGAGGTTCTTGAGCTGGTGGTTGTCAAAAGCGAAACTACCGATAACTCATGTGCATTAGTGCTTAAATTGCGTTCAGTTCAAAAGTAAGTCGAACCGATTAGTGGGTTAAGTATTTACCGTATGAATTGATATATCTCACTGATTCCGCTGATGGATGAATTCATTATGAATTTTCACTCACCAATAGCGGATTAAATCGATGCATCAACATATAGCAAACGCAACATTTCAGGTCATTGCAGGTGATTCAAGTGGTAGTGGGTTCAGCTTCATGCGAGAAGATTTAGTTGTCACTAATTACCATGTTGTAGAGCCATGCTTTAACCTAGAAAACAGAAGTCAAACTCATTGCATCATCCTCAAAACGGAAGCTAATGAGCAAATTGCAGCTGGAATTGTTTACTTTGACCACGGCAATGACTTTGTAATCATGAAACTGCTTTCAGCACTACCCACAGGTAGAGTTGTTCTTCAGCCTTCTGTTAGTTTTTCACCAACCAGAGGCAAGAAATTAATCTTTGCCGGGTATCCACACGGTATACCTCAGTTGCTTACAAATGAAGCAACCATCTCAGCACCTATGGAGTTAGGGAGATTTGCAATTGATGGCATGGTCAATGGCGGTAATTCTGGCGGGCCAATCATAGATCGAGATTCTGGCGAATTGGTGGGAGTCGTCACTCGGCGCAGGTACCTTATGGGTGATCAAGCTGATGCTTTCAGTGAGGAGATAGAAAATTTGCGCCAATATCTTGCTGCTGCAAGCCAACATAGAAGTGTAGCAATAATGGGTGTCAATTTCGCCCAAATGGCAGATATGTTTGGTAGATCGCTACAGATAGTTTCAGATATGATGTTGTTTAATGCTAATTCTGGCATCGGAATCGGATTCTCAATGCAACCCATCATTGAGGCAATCGCCACCATCCCTTCCGAGTAAATGCCTCGATCTTTAAGCGGAGGCACTCCGTTTGACATTACAGCAGGCACTCAATGGGTGCCTGTGATAATGCTTTATCTTTGACGCGAATGATCTATTCTGTACAGAATTCTCTTACTCTTGATAACAAGGGATTTAGCGTGTCTAAAAAATGGCTAGTTCTTGGCTCATGTCGAGTCGTTAATACAATCGCTTATACAGGTAATGATGCAGTTGTTCTGAATGACAGGGATCTTTGGTTTACCCACTATCCCGATGAGCATATGCAGAAAATCTTACACTTGTCTGGGGAGCACTCAATCCCAAAAGAGCATAAGGAATTGTTCGTTCGTTTCGAACAGCAGAATCATTATAGTTCTCATAGTAAATTGCGCGTAGGTGATTCGATAGAGACTGGAAAAGCAGTACTGCAAGACAGCGATTCTAACGGTGCGCTTAATGTTGCTATAGAACTCCCAACCCTGCGCTACATTAAGGTGCCTACTGATGATGGGTTATTCTGGGGGCATATAACTAATATTGATCTGATTAGAAACTCTCCTTTCAATCAGAGCGGTGGGTTTTATACCGATGAAGCTTTCTTGGATGCATTAAATAAATTAGAACAGGCCGTTACCGGGATGGTCTCGTCATCTGGTTTGGCTAACAGCGTTAATTTTATTTATGTACCACACAACCCTTTCATTGAGCTAAAGGAGGGCGGCTGGGGATTATCTACTGAGCGAGCACATATCTTCGAATTGATCAGACAGCATTGCTCTAAGACATCGCAGGAGAGTAAATTACAAGTGTACCGCTGCGCGTTGGATGTTAAATCAATGATTGAAGAGAATGGTGGCGTTGATTTTATGCTTTCAGGCCAAAATCATTATTCGAGGGAAGGTCATAAGGTCGCGTACAAGTATCTGAATGAGCTCGCTCTCATTTGAATGCCAGAGGGAAAAATCCTTAACAGCCCAACCAGACCGCCCTATGGCGGTTTTTTATTGCCATCACCATGGGCAGGCCCATCGTAATGGCGTAACAAACATCGGAGTTAACCAATGGCTGAACATGACGAACGCAGGCCATATCCGCCGGTTAACTTAATCGGTGGTGATAACTGGCAGCCGTACACCAGAATTATTCCAGCCAATGAGATTTACGAATGGGTTAACCTGCAGATCATCAGCGAAGACGGCAATATTCATAACCCTGACCATGCCCACCTTGTTGATGCTGACCTCTGCTTTATGTGGGCGTCCGACTGCTTTGCGAAAAAGGGCAGGTCAGTCCTTGGCCAGGCCGAACAGGTCATGCTGCGTGCTGGTGGGTGGCAGAAGGCCCGGATGGAACAGCAGATGTATGAATGGTTCGGGCGCGTCCCGAAGTACATTATCACTCTTGCAGCCGATTATTGCTCCCAATGCAGTGACCTTGAGTTTTGCGCGCTGGTGGAGCATGAGCTCTACCACATCGCCCAGGCCATAGATGATTTCGGCGCTCCGAAGTTCAACAAAGAGACCGGACAGCCAGTGCTTACACTACGTGGCCATGACGTCGAAGAGTTTGTTGGTATCGTACGCCGGTACGGTGCCAGCAAAGAAGTGCAGGAGCTGGTGGACGCGGCCAATGCGCCCGCGGAAATGGCTCACCTCGATATCGCCAGATCATGCGGAACATGCATGCTAAAACTGGCTTAACTTTATGACTGATTATGACAGGCAGGTGATTTATGGCGGCACTGAAAGGTGAGGTCAAAGCCTTCATCGTTCAGTCTCTTGCCTGCTTTGATACCCCTTCTCAAGTGGTTGAGTCGGTCAAAAAAGAATTTGGCCTGGCGATACCCCGTCAACAGGTCGAATCCCATGACCCGACGAAAGCAAACGGCAAAGGACTGGCGCAAAAATGGGTGGACATGTTCAACGCCACCCGCGAACGCTTCCAGAGTGAAATCTCTGATATCCCGATCGCCAACAAGGCGTACCGGCTGCGCGTTCTCGACCGCATGGCAACTCGTGCCGAGGGAATGAAAAATCTCGCGCTAACCGCTGAGATTATCGAGCAGGCCGCCAAAGAGTGCGGCGATGCTTACACCAACAGGCACAAGTTTGAGCATTCCGGCCCCAATGGTGGCGCTATACAGACGATCACCATGAGCAAGGATGAATATAAGTCAGCACGGCAGGAGATGATGGAGGATGACGACTGCTGAGCAAAAGACATTCGCCCGCCGGGTTGAGTGTGAAGAGGATGGCCTGTATTACGCGCGCTACTTCTTCAAGCAGCGCACCGGCGGCAAGATGATAGTCGCGCCTCACCACAAGGTGATACAGCAGACGCTGGACCGCGTTATCGACGGTGAGATTACCAGACTGATCATCAACGTTCCGCCTGGCTACACGAAGACGGAACTGGCTACCATCAACATGATGGGCCGCGGCCTGGCGCTAAACTGCCGGGCCAGATTCATGCACTTGTCCTATTCGCATAATCTGGCGCTGCTGAACTCCTCCACGGCACGCGGCATGATTAAGTCGCAGGCCTACCAGTCGATGTGGCCCATGTCGCTACGCGATGATGCTGACAGTAAGGCGATGTGGTGGACCGAACACGGCGGCGGCGTTTATGCATCATCAGCGGCCGGGCAGGTTACCGGCTTCCGTGCCGGGCACATGGAACCAGGCTGGCAGGGCGCGCTGATTATCGATGACCCGGTTAAGCCGGATGATGCTTACTCTGAGATCGTCCGCGACGGCGTCAACAACCGCTTTAACGAGACTATCAAATCACGACTGGCGATCGAGACGACGCCAATGATTGTCATCATGCAGCGGATCCACTACCACGACCTGAGCGGCTATCTGTTGCGTGGCGGCAGTGGTGAGAAGTGGCATCACCTGAATCTCCCGGTGCTGATCAATAACAGCCTGTCATATGCTGACCAGTACCCGGAGAACACCCACGCCATTCCGATTGACCATGGTCTGCCTGATGGCTGGCTATGGCCGTTTAAGCATAACGAGTCGCACCGCGTTTCACTCTTTTCCCACCGGCGCACCGCTGAAGCCCAGTACATGCAGAACCCGAAACGCTTCAACGCGGAGGGGGCGCTCTGGACTGAGGACATGATTGGTGCTGCGCATGAGATGCGGATCACTCAGGAGCTTAACCGGACGGTGGTGGCCATCGACCCGCAGGCTACCAACAGTGAAGAGAGCGACGAATCAGGCATCGCGGTTGCCAGCGTGTACGGCACTGGTGATGAACGGCAGTACAGCCTTGATGCAGATTACAGCGGCAAATACTCGCCCAACGGCTGGGCCACCAAGGCCATTGAGGCCTATGAGCAACATGATGCTGATGCGATCGTCATTGAGACCAACCAGGGCGGCGATATGGCGGAGGACACGCTGCGCAATGCCGGGTTCGGCGGCCGCATCATCCGCGTGCACGCCAGCAAGGGTAAATACGCGCGTGCAGAGCCCATCTCCGCGCTGTATGCGCAGGGCCGGGTCGCTCACCGTGGCAGCCTCTACGAGGTTGAGAACCAGTTCATGGAGTACGTGCCATCTACTGCGAAGAAATCACCTGACCGGCTTGATGCCGCGGTATACGCGCTCACCGAACTATCAGAACCACAATCAACCGGCATGTTGGTGCGCTCGCGCTGACGGAGGAAACCGTGAACGAAAGCGAAAATAAACAACTCGCCACGAACGCCAGCATTGATCGCGAGCGGATGCGTTACGTAAACGCTCTTTTCAATGGCACCAGTAACACCAAACGGCAGCGCCTGTATCAGGAGTTTGGTTACCCCAAAGAACTCTGCTTCGATGACTTTTACCGGGCATATCGCCGCAATGCCATCGCTGGAGCCGCAGTGACTCGAATGGTTGATGGCTGCTGGGAGGATTTCCCGGAAGTTTACGAAGGCGACCAGACGAAGGATGCAACTCAGCAAACAGCCTGGGATAAGCGGGTCAACAAGCTGCTAAAGCGTTGCTGGAAGCAGATTAAGGGCGCTGACAAACGTAATCTCGTTGGTCGTTACTCGGCGCTGCTGATCCAGGTTAAAGACAGCAAGCCATGGTCTGAGCCTGTTGATAAGGCGATGGTCGGCAGGCTGCAGGAAAGGGCGCTTGTCCGGCTTATTCCGGTCTGGGAGGCGCAGCTTGACCCGGTAAGTTATAACGAGGACCAGAACAGCGAGGACTACGGCGCTGTCAGTATGTACTCGTTCACCGAAATTCCGGTGCAGCAGCAGCGCAGCGGGCAGCCCGGGCGAATCATTAATGTTCACCCTGACCGCGTCATTATTTTGGCTGAGGGTTCGGACGACGGGCGGCTTGATTCCGGTGAGTCGCTATTGGAAGAGGGCTTCAACAAACTGCTGGACCTCGAGAAGGTCTCCGGTGGTGCCGCTGAGGGGTTCCTGAAGAACGCCAGCCGTCAGCTCAACTTTAACTTCAGTGCCAAGACCAATTTTACTCAACTGGCCCGGGCCCTGGGTGTATCTGAGTCTGAGCTATCGAACGCGATGGACGATCAGGTGCGTCGGCTGAATGACAGCACCGACAGCGCAGTCATGATGCAGGAAGGAGATGCGAGCGTGCTTTCAGTGGCCGTAGCCGATCCTGAGCCAACCTGGCGCACCGCGCTGAGTGAGTTCTGCGCTACTGTTCCCATTCCCGTGAAAGAGCTTGTCGGGATGCAGACGGGTGAGCGCGCCAGCTCCGAGGATGCAAAGGGATGGGGGCGCACCAGGATGAGCCGCCGCAAAGGGTTCCTGACTGACGTTATCACCGATGTGGTGTCGCGCTTCTGGACGCTCGGCATTATCCCTCCAGCGCGGAATGAAGAAATTACCGTTGGATGGTCAGATCTGCTTGCTCCGAGCCAGGCAGAGAAGATTGCCAACATGGACAAGCTGGCTGATGTGGCCGTGAAGTCAACCAACGCGTTTGGCCGCTCCGCTATCACCGAAAACGAGATACGCGCGGCAGGCGAGCTGCAGGCCCTGCCAGAACTTGATGACGAGGTGCCGCCAGATGGCAACAAGCCAAAGCCTGATCCACTGGCCGACCCAGAATCAGAAACCGAAGAGTCCGGTAATACCACGGTCGAAAGTTGACCCCACGATGTCGCGCAAGCCAGTCATCAGGATGGAGCGCGATATCGAGGACCGGTATTACGCGATTAAGGTTGCACTGAAAGCTTTGTTCGACAATCGCCTGACCGGGCGGGAGCGTGAGGTTAACAGCCACAATTGGCATTTCCTGTGCCACGACCATGGAGCGGATATGCGGCTCTACCAGGTCAACGCTGGCCGGTTCATTTACGACATGTCGCCGCAGGAACTGGCTGACCTGCTCGAGGCGGTGCAGGCCATCCTGGATGATTATCTGCTGGAAGGTGGAGAGCAGAATCAATGGGCGATGGATTACGTCGCCGCTGAGGCCCGGAGAGGGACTTTAGAGGCCTTTAACAACCTCTCTCAGCAGTCGCAGGTCTACGCCAGCCAGACGACGCTACCGCAGCTTTTAAGCAGCCCCGGTCACCTTAATCAGATCGCATCTGCCAGGCTGACAACGTTCAGCGACTGGAAGGCGATCAGCGATGCCGCTCGGGCTGATCTGACAGGCATCATCACCGATGCGGTGGCGCGGGGCGTAAGCCCCAGGGAAACAGCCAGCGTTATCAGCAAGCGCCTCGATGTGTCGATGAGTCGGGCCAAGGCCATTGCACAGACTGAACAGGTCGGCGCGCTGCGACAGGCACAGTGGAACGAAACGGACTGGGCCGCCGACCGGCTGGGGTTAAATACCGGACTGATGTGGCTGTCGGCGCTCAAGCCCACGACGCGCAGCTGGCACGCCAGCCGTCACGGTAAGGTCTACACCACCGAAGAGGTGCGAGACTTCTACGCCGAGAATGGCAACCGGTACAACTGCTATTGCAGCCAGATCCCGGTGCTACTCAATGACGATGGCAGCATATTCAATAAAGGGCTTGCTGAGAAATTGGAGAAGGAGCGCAGGCATTGGAAAAATGGTAGTTGAACGAATTTTTTTTTATAGACATATTAATGCCCTACACATAGGAGAATAATATGTCGTTATATAATATCGTTCAAAGAAAGTTAACTGAATACAAAGAAGTTGAACAACGTTACTGGGACGATCTCAAGGAGCGCCTTACCCTATTCAAGCCTAAACTTATTGATTATCTTGGCGTTGAAGGTATGGAACTTTGTGATAATCATGATAAAAATAAGTACCCTATCGTCTTGGTTGGCAAAAAAGTTGGCGAAGAAGTTGAAGATGAATTAGCAAGAAATTTTGAAAAAGTAGATGGCCAAAAGCCCAGCTTGCGTTTCTTTGTTCAGATAAATCTTTCAAAATCCAATAGTGAAATTTATGTGAAGTCGGAGATATTTGAATGTCTTTTCTGGGGGAAAGACGATAGCTACACTATGGATATCTGTGGGGAAATCGTTGGTTGCAGGAAAGTTTCGGATAAGACTGATTTTACCAATGTCTTTGATTTAATTATCAAAAAAATTGAAAAGTCTGTCGATACAGAGCGATTTTTATAATCAGTAAATACGAAAAAAAGAAGGTCGCCACGGCGGCCTTTTTTATTGCCTGAAATCCAACATTGAGGCCATTTCATGACAGTCTATTGGTGCTGTGATTGCGGCCGAACTGCGCGTTACCAATGCGTAACTGCGCTGGACTATTTCCCCTGGTGCTGTAGAGCGCCAATCTTACGAAAAATCTAAACAGAGGACGCAACGTGAAGCTATCCAGCATCCACGTTGTGGTACAATTGACGTGCGGCTAGACCGGCCAGTCGAAAAGGGTGAACGTAGACACCCCTGCCGCACCAATCATCTACGAAACCTGCTACGAGGTTTATATGAACGAACAAGAATCATTGATTGATCGCTTCCGTGAAAGTCTCTACTACGATGAATTGTCGCCAAGTTTTCTTCGTTGGCGGCATGAAAAAATTAATGGCAACGGAAGGGTGTTCTCGCGCGCGGGGGATTGCGCTGGTTCGCTTAAAAAGTCCGGTTACTGGGAAGTTAACTTCGAAGGTCGACTTCGAATGGTGCATAGGGTGATTTTTGCTCTTCACCATGGTGTTTTACCGAGTCAAGTCGATCATAAAGACAGAAACAGAAGCAATAACAACATAGCCAATCTGAGACCTGCTGGCACATCTCAAAACAGATGGAATGCATCTGTCAGGTCAGACAACACGAGCGGAATTAAAGGCGTTAGCCTGCATAAGCAAAGTGGTAAATGGCGAGCCCAGATATACAAAGAAGGCAAGGCTATCCACCTCGGTACATTCCTGACGATGGGGGAGGCAGAGTCGGCTGTCGTGACAGCAAGAAAAACTCTCCATGGTGAGTACAGTTGCAACGGATAGTGACAAATAGAATTAAATCCTTGAAACCCGCTTCGGCGGGTTTTTTGTTGCCATAACAAAATCAGGAGAGGAGATGAAGCTCTCAAGTATTCATGTAAAAAGCCTCGCCATCAACGCCTCCAACATCTCAACGACCACCATCAACGGCCAGGAACACTACGTCATTCGTGGTGCGGTCCCGATCGTCGATGACATCGTGATGAATGGCGGCCTGTACCCGGCTGAGGAGATTAACAACAGCTACCAGACGATGGAAGGCAAGCTGATGCCTCTCCCGCACCCGATGGTAGATGGCAAATATGTCAGCGCTAACGACCCGCGCGCCATTAACACCTATCACGTCGGGGCCTGGGCGCAGAACGTCAGCAAATCCGGCGATCAGGTCGTCATGGACGTTTACATCAACAAGGCTGTCGCTGAGACAAAGCCAGATGGCACACGCCTGATTAATCGCCTCGATGAGATGATCGCCGGTACCAACACCGACCCGATCCACCTCTCCACGGGCCTGCTCACCAACAAAGAGAAAAAGGCCGGGGAATCGAAGGGCAAAAAGCATTCGTGGATCGCCCGTAACATGCAATTCGACCACATCGCCATCCTGCTGGACGAGCCGGGCGCTGGAACGCCGGAAGAGGGTGTTGGCATGTTCGTGAACGCTGACGGGCAGGAAGGTGAAGTTGAGTCCGCCAGCCTCATCGACGCGGCTAACAGCCTCAAAGACGGCCTGCTGAATAAGGTGAAGTTCTTCCTCACCCACAACTCCGAGGCCTCATTCGACGAAATCTACCAGATGCTGCGTGAGGCTATCCGTGCGCCCTCAGGCAGTGATGTCTATCGCTACGTCGTGACCGTCTGGCCGGACAAATTCATCTACGAAGAGGGCAACAAACTCTTCCAGCAGAAATACCTCATCGACGACAGCACCGTAACGCTGGTCGGTGAGCCACTCGAAGTCGTGCGCAAACCAACTGAGTACGAAGTCAAAACCAACGGAGAACAAAACCCGATGAAAGAGAAGATGATCGCCGCGCTCAATGCCGCAGGCGTAACAACCGAGGGGCTGACCGACGATCAGGTCTGGGATGCCTATAACCAGCAGATTCAGAAGAAAGACAGCGGTGGCCAGCCTCAGATTAATTCTGACGCCATCACCGCCGCTGTGAATGCTGCCATTACTCCTCTGACCGAGAAAATCGGCCACCTGGAAACGCAGCTTCAGGCGAACGCTGAAAAAGACCTCAAAACCAAGCGTGATGCGGTTAAAGCTCAGTTCTCGTTCATGAGTGAAGCGGCGGTCAACTCGCTTTCTGGCGATGCGCTGAACGACCTTTACGCGCAGTGCCAGACCAGCACCGGGCTTAACCCTGCATTTCAGGGTAATAGCGCACAAAGCGAAATCCTTACCATGGAGGCACCTGAATAATGGCTCTCGCTCCTCGTTCCCATACCGTAATTGCGGGTCCTGCCCGCAAGAATGACCCACAGGTCATCGAAGCACTCTGCAAAGTTGCGATCCTGCCAGGCTCACTGGTCGAACTCGATGCGACCGGGCAGTGGATTTACCACGCAACAGCAGGCGGCACTGGCGTACCGCTGGTGATGCAGCACAACTACATCGGCGGCGGTGACATCCGTGACGCAGTGCCAGCCGGTGATACTGGCGCGGCCATCATGTGTGAAGACGACGTTGATTACCATATGCGCGTCAAAGCCGGTGAAGTGCTGCTGGAAAATGAAGGTCTGGTTTCTGCAGGTGATGGCACCCTGGCTAAATCAACCACTCCGGCGTCTGACCACATCCTCTTCTACTCACGCGAGAAATACACCGTTGGCGCAGAAGCCCAGCTCGTGAAAGTTCGCAAATCAGGGAAAGCAACCGCATGAGCATGATCGTATTCAACAAGAAGCTGGTTACCGAACACAACCAGGTAAAGCAGGCGTGGAACCAGCTGCTGATGCAGCGCCAGGCCTTTAACATCAACCAGGGCACCATCTCCGCTCAGTATCAGGGCGCGCTGGAAGTTAACCAGGCCGCGCTGATCTCCAAAGACTACTGGCGCGAAGTGGACAACATCACTACCCGTGTCTTCCGCAATGACGAAGGTAACGGTCTGCTGGATGACCTGCTGGGTCTCGGTACGCCAATCTCTATCGGCAAGACAGCCGCTCTGTACCGCGTATCCAGTGATGCCGGTAAGGTTCACCGCACGCTGACCGGTCACGTGCCGGAAGAGCTGGATAAAGTCATCTACGACGAGGCTGGCGACCCGATCCCAATCTTCAACACTGGCTACAGCCGCGAGTGGAGAGAGTGGAACGGCATGCAGTCGGAAAACCTCGATGCTATGGCCGACGACCAGGAAGCGCACGTTGCCGCTATCCGCGAGGATATGGCCGACTACATGCTTTCCGGTGACGCGAAGGTGAAGGTGAAGGGCTACGTCGGCGCTGGTATCACCAACCACGCCAACACCAACCAGGTGGACCTGGGCGCATCAGGCCTAAACATCGACCTCACGACCTCGACCCCAGACGAGTCGGTAGCGTTCTTCACCGGCCCGTTCGCGAAGCTCCTGGACGATAATTACGTGCAGGAGAAGGTGAAGGTGTGGGTGTCGCCAGACATCATGCGCAACCTGAGCAAGCCGTATTCCTCCGCTGCCGGCTTCAAAGAAGGCACTGTGCTGGAGTATATCCTGCGCTACGGCCGCATTGAGTCTGTTAACCAGACCTTTAAGCTGACCGGTAACCACTTCATCGCGTACGTGCGCAACTCCCAGTACATCAAGACGCGCATCGCTGCGCCGGTGGGCACCTTCATGATCCCGCGTCAGAATCCGTTCGACAACTACAACACTCTGGTCTGGAGTGCTGTCGGTCTGCAGATTAAGCGCGACTTCAACGGTCGTTCAAAAGTGTTCAACGCACAGGGTTAAGGGGCTTCGGCCCCTTTTCTTCAGGAGAGAGCATGAAAAAGTTAAAAGTCGAGAAAACGGGATGCTGGGGCACGATTGATGGTGTGTTCCAGCAACTGCCGGTAGGTCATGAGTTCGTTGCGGTGGATATCCCTCCAGCGTTCGCTGGCCGGGTGTCGGTTGTCGGTGAAGTCGATGAGCAGGCGCTTGAAGTAGCCACTCCGGGCAATACTCCTGCAGAGCAGGCAGAGCAGGCAGAGCAGGCAGAGCAGGCAGAGCAGGCAGAGCAGGCAGAGCAGGCAGAGCAGGCAGAGCAGGCAGAAACCTCCAGTAAGAAGAAGGCGAAATAACAATGGCACTCCGTGAGTTCGAAAACCCAACCAAGTCCCGCGATGAGCTGGATGAACAAACCAAAGGTAATTAACCATGGCTGACCCAATCACAGCGGCAGACGTGCAGGCGTTCCTCGGTGAATTGGGTTACTCCATCCCGGGCGCGCTGCTGGATCCGATTCTTTGCTCGGTGAACAAAATCATCCCCTGTCTCGACGGGGGCGGGTATGACGACTGCACCGCAAAACTGATCCTGATGTACGCCGCCGCGCTGATGGCGACGTCCTCCGGCGCGCGCCGCATCAAATCGCAGGGGGCACCGTCCGGTGCCTCACGCTCGTTTGAGTACGGCGACGATGGCATCACCTGGCTGCGCGACTCGCTGGCCCGGCTCGATACCAGCGGTTGCACCGGTGAGTTGCCGATCAGCGCCGGTAACAGCGTGGGCCTGTTCATGGTTGTAGGGGGCTGCTGATGTCATGGATATCCGTTAGCGTCCGGCTGCCTCGTTCATTTACCCGCGTCTGGGTGATGACCGACACCGGGCGGGAAACCACCGGCTACGTCAAATCGGACGGGGAGTGGCACATCAACTGTGAGCGCATCCGGGCGACTGGCGCGAAGGTACTGCGCTGGAAGGAGGGCTGATGTCATCGGTAGCGAACTGGGGTTATACCGCAAAAGCCACGATATGGCGCAAGGGTGCTGGCGGCAGGGACGAAAACGGTGATCCCATAAACGGGTATGCTGCGCCGGTCATTATCCTGGTCGATTATGAGGGCGGACTATCAAAGCGTATCGGCAGCCTGGGCGCTGAAATCGTCGTGAAGAATACCGTCTGGACTGAGTACGCACTTGCCGACGCTGGTGACTACCTGCTGATTGGTGAATCTACCGAGCCCGACCCGGTTGTAGCCGGTGCCGACGAGGTGAGGCAGGTTATCCGCTACGCCGACACGTTCGAGCGACTAGCGGACGATTTCGCGATACTGACGGGGGTTTAACCATGGGCATCAAAGTAAAGGGCATCGCCCAGGCGAAAAAACACCTGAACGACATCATCAACGACGTTCAGGTCCGGAAGGCTGTCCGCGCCATCCAGTCAGCGTTAATCCTTATTGGTGCCCGGGCCGCTTATTACACCCCGATCGATACCTCCACTCTGGTGAATAGCCAGTTCCGGGAAATTGATGCGGGTGGCGTGATTATTACCGGTCGCGTCGGCTATTCAGCCAACTATGCAGCATATGTCCATGAGGCATCCGGCAAGCTGAAAGGCCAGCCACGCGCGCACTTCGGTATCACCAGCAACCGCTCTGATTTCGGTCCGCAGAAACCGAAAGAGTTCGGCGGCGGGACCGGCACCGGTAACTACTGGGATCCTCACGGAGAGCCGCAATTCCTGACCAAAGGCGCTAACGAAGAGCGTGATGCTATCGATGCAGTGATGCGCAAGGAGCTTTCGCTATGACCAGAGAAACATTCCACCACTGTGAAGATGGTCGTGGCCATCGGCAGGTGTTTGTTAATGGCAACAAAATTAGCCGAGTAGTATGGGCTGATGAAGAGAAAGGCATTGTGTGTTTTCATCCTGAACCGCTTAGATGCCATAGGCGAGGTCCTTTGCGCGTCTATTCCCGTAAGTTGCGTGGGAAGGTGAAGGTTGTCTTTAATGACGAGGTGAAAGCCAAATGACACCCATGATGCACGAGCGGGTGCGCAACATGTTCGGTGATGCTGGCCTGACAGCCGGATTTACGGTGCAGAAGTTGATTTACGACGACCCGGAGGATCTGACCCAGGCCGTGATGGTGTTCCGGCCAAACGGTGGTTCAAACATCCGTCACGACCTTGGCTCTGAACATCACGTCCTCGTCGATGTGATCGGCGCGAAGGATAAGCGCGGCGACGCCACCAATGCCGTACAGCGCATAGTCGATTATGTCCAGGCAAACCCAATGGCAGACGAGTGTGTCGGTTACATCCAGAACATGGGCGCAATCCCTGCGCCGGTGCTGACGGCAGAAGGACGAATAGTCTTCCGACTCCAGTTCGCCTGCACTTACGGCGAATAGCCAAAAAAACCATATAGACCCGCTACGGCGGGTTTTATTTTTTATACGTCAAAGAGGAAGTTTCACATGGCTAATTGCCCTAGCTCTAATGAGCGTCTATTCGGCGGCGCTGTAGTGCTGGAAGTTGCCGATGGTTGCGCGGATGCAAAGCCGCTTGAGGCCGACTGGAAGGCACTGGCAGCAGGCACCTCCAAAGGCTTCGACTTCAACCCGAACGCGGTTACGTCTGATGCTGATGATGGTGGCGGCTACGTCGAATCCATCATCACCAACAGCGATTTCACTATCAGTTTTGAGGGGGAGGTGCGTAAAAAGGACAAGCTGGATCAGTACGGCATAGGTAAGTTCATCACTTACTTTGCCGCAGAACTGGCAGCACGTCGTCAGCCGGGTATCTGGGTACGCATGCCATATGGCCCGGTAACGTTTATCGGCTACATGGTAGTAACGGCTCTGAGTTCTGACGGCGGTACCAACGACATTGTCACGCTCTCCACTGAGTTCAAGGTAGGTGATTCGAGCACAATCGAGGTTATCGACAACTCCGCGGCGACTACCTTGGTATTCGTTGCGGATCTGCCATCAACCAAGACTGCAGCTGTAGGTGATGACTTCGAGCTTGGTGTGCAGGTTAGTGGTGGCGTGGCTCCGTACAAATATGACTGGTACAAAAACGGCATCCATACCGGATTGTCGACCAGTACCACGACCATCGATTTTGATAACGCAACCACAGCTGATAACGGCGTGCGCCAGGTGAAAGTGACCGACTACAACGGTACCACCATCACCTCGACGCCAAATACTCTTACCGTCAGCTAACGGCCATTCCAAAGGGTGGCCGCGGCTGCCCTTGATAATGATCGTTACCCGGGAAGGAACATGACAGCACTGATAGATATCGGCGAGTTCTCTGTGAGTGACGGCCGGGACGGAGGAAAGGATTACCTGCTGAGGCCCTCTCTGATGGCTATGACCCGGATCGGCACACCAGCGGAGATAGTTCAGGCGTATGCCACAGTACACGGTAGCGATGTTGCCGCCGTCATCCAGCTCTGTACTGACACGCTTGGCCGCTTCCCTGAGTGGCTGTCGCCATCCATGAATCGCATCGCTGAACGGCTGCTGTCGCTGAGCATGCATATCATGCAGGCCTGCTGTGATGACGACCTCACCCCGATGATAGGTGAATGGAAAGGGTGGAGCCGGTACGTTGTTTACCGGCCCGGGCAGATGCCGAGAAACGACATCATCGTGCTGGCTCAGCACCTCATGCAGCATGGCGTCGTTGGCAAAGCCAGTGTGCGCCGTCTTCAGCGGCATGAGTCAGGCGAAACGACGAATGAGTTTAAAGCGTTCGACTACATCAGCGCGGCGCGTAGCCATTTCGGCATTAGCCGGGATGAGGCGGCGGCGCTGACTATGACCGAGTTCCAGTTGATGCTGGCGCAGAAATACGCTGATCAGAAGGGCTTCACGCGGGACGAGTACGACGCGGTTGCTGATGACTTCCTGGCGAAGCAGGCGGCGCGCCGGGCACAGGCGAACCAGAAGTAGCTGGCTTTTCCTTCAATCACTTCCTGAGATCAATAAATCAGCAGTTACCGTTGCGCCTGTGCTATTCCTGGGTAGGATGTTTCCACTTTTACCAATGGGGGATAGGGATATGAAGCGCTTAATTTTCATAACCGCTGCAGTATTTTCGCTGGTTGGCTGCGGTAAGCCAGCTCCAACTAAAGATGAAGTCTTTCAACTTGGCAAGCAAGAAATGTCTATGGCACTTTGTGGCGATAAGAGTGCCAGTTGTTTCATTGTAGAGGGTGGAAGCTCAAAGGTTTCTGAGAAGAAAAATGATAATACATACAACGCTTCAGCAACCTTCCAAAGCCTGAAAGGAAAGGATAAGAAGCTAGATTATAGTGGCGGCGTCGTGTTTTTTGAAATAGACGCCGAAACAAGGGAGGTTTTTGTCAAATCCATATCAGCATGGTCAGATGATGGGAAAAAAAGTATAGAACTATGCGGTCGCGACTATAAATTCTGCAAAAAATGATAAACCATAAATTCCAACCCGCTTAGGCGGGTTTTTTATTGCCCGGAGAATACTATGGCAGGTGAGAAAGACGCCGGTAGCATCGTCTATACAGTAAGCGCAGATATTGCTCCCTTGCTACAGGCTGGACGACAAGCCATTGAGTCGCTTGACGGGATGGGCGGTGGCGCAGGTAAAGCCGCCGATAATTTTTCCGGGCTTGAAAAATCTGCTGATAAATCTGGTAAATCGATCGCAAGGGCCGCGGATGATGCGAGCAATGCAGCCAAAATCATGGAGCGGCTTGGTAATGAAATAGCCGTACTTGAAGAAGCAAATAAAAATGGTGCCCGCAGTGCAGCCGCCCTTGCAGCTCAGATTGCAGCCTCAGGTGATGCATCAGATGCGCAGAGCAGGGAGATCGGAAACCTTGCCGTCAAGCTTTTTGACGTAAAACAGGCATCGATAGACGCAGCCAAAGCGAATAGTGAAAGTGCCGCTGCTTTCAGAGCATCTGAATCGGCGATCTCATCCCTTGAGGGTGAATTATCCGTCCTAAATACCGAGATGATTCAAGGGTCTCGCAGCGCCGCTATTCTGTCTGCACAAATGAAAGCTGGCAACGGGGCAACTGACGAGCAAAAAGCGCGCATTTCTCAACTTGCTGGCCAGCTTTATGACCTAAAATCTGCACAAAATGCGTCAGCTAAAGCATCGGCTGAAGCAGCTAAGCAGGCGGCTCAGCAGGCCAATGAAGCGGCAAGATTGCGTACAATTTCTTTAAGCCTTACGCAGCAGATCGCTGTCCTCAATGAGGAGCAGAAAAATGGCGCGAGAAGTGCAGCTATGCTATCGGCCAGGCTCCAGGCTGGCTCATCGGCTACTGCGGCTCAAAGAAAAGAAATTGGCGAGCTTGCCGGGAAATTATACGACCTCAAGCAAGCGCAAAATCAGGCAGAAAAATCTTCAGTCGGACTAAAGACGGGGCTTTCAGCCATAGCTTCCGCGATCGCCGTATCTCAGGTAGTAGATTATGGAAAGCGATTTCTTGAAGCTGCTGACGCCATGTCTCAAATGCAGGCCAGGGTAGAGCGGCTGACGGGTAGCGCAGAGGCTGCATCGCAGACCATGCAAAACCTGATGCGCATTAGCTCAACGACGGGTGGTTCATTACAGGATACGGCGAAGTTGTGGGAAACGCTGAGTACGGCGTTACGAAGCACAGGGGCAACTAACGGCCAGGTAATTCAACTCACCGAAACATTGCAGAAGATCGGGCGTATTGGCGGAGCTTCTTCTGAAGAAATGACGAATGCTCTTCGTCAGTTTGGTCAATCAATTTCTTCTGGTGTAGTCCGTGCGGAAGAATTCAATTCCATTTTGGAGCAGATGCCAGAACTAGCGAGGCAAATGGCGGCTGGTCTTGGCATCTCTACGGATCAGTTGCGACAACGGATGCTTGAAGGAAAGCTTTCAGCACAAGACGCTCTTAATGCTATTCAGAAGCAAACTCAGTCAGTGAATGATGAGTTCGCGAAACTTCCTCGCACGCTGGCGCAGGCCAATACGGCACTGACCAACTCATTCCTGACAATGGTCGACTCTGTGAACCAGGCAACCGGGGCAAGCTCTGGCATGGTCGCTGTAATCGACTCATTGGCAGCTGCGCTGGATAGGCTGGCCGGGAAAGCGATTTCTGCTGATGCTCAGATCTCTGATCTGAACAGCACGACAGAAATGTTTACGCGGCGTGCGCGCACTTGGTCATGGCTTGGGCTTGATGGCTGGGAAGAGCAAAACAAAGCGCTGGCCGGGTTAAGCAATAAGGCCGCCATGCTGGTTGGAGACCTTGCTGCTGTAAGCAAAGCATCCCAGACCGCCGCTAACACCAAGCCGATCGAGATTAAAACAACCGGAACTACTACTGGCGGGAAGACGAAGGGCGGTAAGTCGGATGCCCAGAAAGAGGCTGAACAATACGCCAAATCTCAGCAAACAGTTAATGAAAAACTGGATGAGTTGAAGCAGAAAGCTGAGCTTTCAGCAGATAGCGTTGAAGGTCTCTCCCGGGCGCATGCCGTCCTGAATGCTGAGCAGTCCCTCGGCAATTCCGCAACCAAAGACCAAATAAAGCTCGCAGGAGAGTATGCCGCCAGAATATGGGACACAACAAACGCCCTGAAAATGCGTCAGCAGGCGGAGCAGGCTTCCCGCTTCATTGGCAAGGAGGTTACTTCCTCCAAGGTTCAGCGTGATCCCTACACGGGGGAAGCCCAAGACCCCGCAGCGCAGGTCAACGAGGAAGAGCAGCGTAAGCTTGAAGCTCTGACTAAATACCAGCAGATGGGTGTGATAAACGCCCAGCAGTTCGAAGATGGCAAAACAGCCATCGCAAGGCAGGCTTCTAACGACCGCATCAGCATTGCTCAGCAGGAGGCTAAGCGTCAGGTTGACGTGATGAATATGCTGCTTGGCGGGATCGGAGATGGCTTCTCTGGCCTGGCGGAAATCGTGTCCAAAAGCGCTGGCGAGAGTAATGCTGCATATAAAACGTTGTTCGCCATCAGCAAAGCATTTGCCGTCGCACAGTCCACTCTGAACCTTCAGCTTGCACTTTCAAACGCCATGGCATCGGGGCCTTTCCCCTGGAACATGGCTGCAATGGCGCAGGTAGCCGCAGCCGGTGGACAGGTGATCTCCTCTATCGGAGCAATGTCGTATGGAGGCGGGCGAGAACACGGCGGCCCGGTATCGGCCAGTTCCATGTACCGCGTGGGTGAGGGCGGAAAGCCTGAAATTTTCAAAGCCAGCAATGGCAGCCAGTACATGATTCCCGGCGATAATGGTCGCGTCATCAGTAACCGCGATATTGGCGGGGGTGGCGGGGCGTTCAATTATAGCCCGGTCATTCAGGTCAACGGTGATCCGTCAGAGCAGACGCTTGCCATGCTTGAGGCGGCGGTTAAGCGCGGTGCGCAGCAGGGCTACGCCATGGCCGTCAGCGATGTCGCCAGTGGTAAAGGTAAGCTTTCCAACGCGCTGACCAATAACTTCAACACCAGTCAACGCCTCACATAAGGAGTTCCCATGGGGATCAGCAGCACCATTGATTTCCCGCACCAGTACCTGCCGATGCCCCAGCGCTCCGGGCATGGATTCACCCCGGTCAGTCCACTCCAGCGCTCAACTATGACATCAGGCCGCACGCGGCAGCGTCGCAAATACACGTCAGTTCCGACTGAGGCGGGTGTGTCGTGGGTGTTTAATGATGCCCAGGCGCAACTGTTTGAGGTGTGGTTCAGGGATGTGATCACTGACGGCGCTGCGTGGTTCAATATGCGCATGCGTACGCCGATGGGTGTCGGCGACTACGTGTGCCGCTTTAAGGACATCTACGACGGGCCGGTGCTGTACGGGTTGGGGTTCTGGAAATTCACGGCAACTCTTGAGTTGTGGGAGCGACCAATCCTGCCGCCTGGCTGGGGTAACTTCCCTGAATTTATCGTCGGGCAGAGCATTATCGATTACGCGCTTAACAAGGAGTGGCCGGAAGCATGACCAGTCCAATCCTGAACAGGCTATACGCCAGCGGCGGCAGTGAAATCCTTTTCAACACGCTGCAGATCACCGTCGGCGGCCAGAATTACTGGCTGGTTGAAAACTTCGAGGATATCACTGCGGTTACTGAGGCGGGGGCGACAGTGACATTCCAGGCGGCCGCCATGGCCGTCGCGCTACCAGCCAGAAACAAGGATGGTACGCAGGATCTGCAGTTCGCCATCAGTAACATAGACGGCATCGTTTCCACCGCGATACGAAACGCCCTGGCTAACCTGAACAACGGTACGCTGATAATGCGGCAGTACGTGTCAACCGACCTGAGCTATCCGGCGTCACCCCCCATAGTCCTGCAGATTAAGGACGGATACTGGAAGGCGACCGAGGTACAAATCACTGCCGGTTTCCTGAATATCCTGAAAACCGCGTGGCCTCGCTACCGCTACACACTGCCGAACTTCCCGGGCCTCCGTTACCTCCAGTAGGAAATCACCATGTTCAATCCTGATAAATACCGTTCTGTTGAGTGGCAGAAGGGCGGCCGCGTTTACCCCGAGCTGGACTGCTTTGGCATCGTCAATGAAATCAGGCGCGACCTTGGCCTGACACCATGGCCTGATTTTGCCGGGGTCACGAAGGATGATAACGGCCTTGATCGGGAGGCTCGCGGGTTGATGGCTGACCTGCGGCGTTGTGAACCTGAACCGGGCGCGGGCATTGCCTGTTACTCCGGTTCAGTGGTGACGCACGTTGCCATCGTGGTGGAGATTGACGGCCAGTTATGCGCCGCTGAATGCAACCCCCGCACCAACGTGACCTTCCTGCCGCTGGCGCGGTTTGCGCGCCGCTTTGTCCGCGTGGAGTATTATCAGTGACGATACGAATCTACCCCTCCCGACTGCAGGGAGAGCCGCTGGAAACGCACGAACACGAAACTATGACCCTCAGCGCGTGGTTTGCGCAGAATGTGCAGGGCTGGGCACCGGATAAGCAACACCCGGTCGCTGTTGAAATCGACGGCGTACCCGTTCCGCCAGCAGAGTGGCCGCTGTGTGTCATCAAACGTGAAACCGACGTGAGGATTTACCCGGTTCCCTACGGTACCGGTGTTGAAATCGCGCTCTGGGTTGCAGTCAGCGTAGCTGTCGCTTCTGCGGCGTACAGCATCTACATGATGAGTACGATGTCTCAGCCCGGCGGCAGTGGCGCGCAGGCGGCGAGCGGAGATCAGATTGACCTCAACCCGGCCAAAGCGAACGCGGCGAAACTGGGTGATCCTATCCGGGAAATCTTTGGAAAATACCGGGTCTGGCCTGATTACGTGATGCAGCCGGTAAGCCGGTTCGTGAACGAGACCAGTATGGAAACCAGCATGTTTCTGTGCGTGGGTGTCGGCGACATGGTGATTAACCAGTCAGACATTAAGATAGGCAATACGCCGATCTCCGCGTTTGGTACCGACGTGCGTTACACTCTCTATCCGCCTGGCGCCACGGTATCCGGCGACACGCGCACCGAAAACTGGTTCAACTCACCAGAGGTGGGGAATACAGGTTCCGGTACCGCCGGGCTGGATCTGGGTTCAAGTGGCCCTGAGACGGTAAGCATCATCGCGGATGCGCTGGTCGTGTCCGACAACACCATCACGCTGGTTGACGTATCGGCATCCGGCGGGGATGAGGAAATCCCACCGTCGTGGACGGTCGGAACGGTGATCACCGTGCTGGCACCTAACTCCTATACGGTCGTTTCCTCCGGCGGTTACAGCGTGATTTATGGCGGGATAGAGGAGCTTGCACCCTCGGTCGGCATGCCGGTGACGCTGAACTATAACGGCAATGACTATGACCTGGTGATCGCCAGCTATGCCCCGGGCGTACCGGCGGTGCCTGGAGTAGGTGGCAGCTCCGCGACTTTAACCGCCAGCGCCGCGCCGACGACTTACGATTTCAGCACCGCGCCAGTGACGTTCAGTATTAGCTGGCAGGGCACGACTTACGCAGTATCGCTGGTTACCAACTACGTCACCATGTCGGGTCTTACTTCGTCGATAACATCGCAGCTCTCCGGTTCCGGTCTGGTCGCGCGCGATAACAGTGGGCGTCTAGAAATCGTTGAGTCCAGCAGCCCCTTTGCTGGCGGGTCCATCACCAACAGTCCGCTACCCGCAGCCGTGTTCGGCGATGCGCCAGTCAATACGGTGGGCGTGAAATCAACGGGCGGTACGGCGGAAGTAAGGGCGCACATCACTCTTGCCTACAACAGCGCCGCCGGAACTCCGTTCACCGGACTACCGGAGGGTATTCAGCGCTTCTCGCTGGGGTTGGCTGGCAATCAGTTCAGGATCACCGATGTTGACAGCCAGACTGTCACGGTTGAGCGGGTAACGGTTACCACAGGGCCTGCAGGTGAGACGATCACCACACCAGACCCATCCTGGCCAGGCTTCACCGAGCGCACGCTGCTGGATGCCACCGTGACGGGTGTCAGCGATGACTATGAGTGGGTCGGCCCATTCCTTGCCTGCCCGGATGGCGAGACGCTTGACGCATTCGAGGTGAACATTAACTTCCAGAGCGGCCTGGTGCGTTACACCGACCAGGGGAACAAACGCTCCATGCCGGTACGCCTGGTTATCCAGTATCGCAAGGTTGGCACCACCACCTGGTCGCAGCAGTCACCGTTCTATTCCCGCAGCACTGAGAACCAGATCGGGTTTACGCACCGCTACAACGTGTCGCCGGGGCAGTATGAGATACGCATGCGCCGCACCGAACCGGTCAAAGGCGGCAGCACCCGCGATCAGGTGTTCTGGCAGGCGCTGCGTTCACGGCTGAGTAAGCGCCCCACGAAGTACGACGGCGTCACCACCATGGCGCTGACTGTGCGCACAGGCAACCGCCTGGCGGCCATGTCCGATCGCCGGATAAGCGTCACTCCAACCCGGCTTTACAGTGGCGGGAGGACGGCGCGAAGTATCAGCGGCGCGCTTTACCACGTACTGGAGTCGCTGGGGTTCACGGCCAGCCAGATTGACACTGCGGCCATTAACGCGCTGGAGCAGACTTACTGGACGCCCCGCGGTGAGAGATTCGACTGGGCCAGCGGTGAGAGCAAGTCAGCACTCGAGGTGCTTCAGAAAATCACCAACGCCGGGATGGGGTACTTCCTGTTGTCGGATGGGCTGGCTTCAGCCGGCAGGGAGGGTATTAAACCCTGGGTCGGCATGATCACACCGCAGGAAACCACCGAGGAACTGCAGACCGCGTTTAAAGCCCCGTCACAGGATGATTACGACGGCGTGGACGTGACTTATATCAACGGCACAACCTGGGCAGAGGAAACCGTGCAGTGTCGCCAGCCTGGCAACCCTACACCTATCAAAGTGGAGAGCTACACGCTGGACGGCGTTCTGGATGAGGATCGTGCTTACCGCATTGGCATGCGCCGTTTGCTGGGCTACCAGCTGCAGCGCCTGCAGCATACCACTTCAACCGAGATGGATGCGCTCTGCTACGAGTTCATGGATCGCATTGTGCTGGCCGACGATATCCCTGGCAGCCAGACGCTGAGCTGCCTGATTACCGATATGAAGTATGACAGCAGCAAAATCACCCTGACGTTCAGTGAGGCACTGGACTGGTCGTTCCAGAACCCGCGCGTGATTATCCGACATCAGGACGGACGGGCATCGGCAATGGTAGTGCCGACGCGCATTGACGAATTCACTATCTCGGTGCCGTACAGCGCAGTACTGGAGCCGGAACTGTGGGCGATGAACGATCCGTATATTGAGCCGCCGCGCCTGCTGTTCTGCTCCTCTGTCCGTGTCCCGTATGACGCACTGATCGGGGAAATTACACCTGGCAACGATGGAATCAGCCAGGTGACGGCAATTCAGTATCACCCGGGCAAATATGCCTATGACGACGCCACGTATCCCGGCGACGTTGCTTAACAGCCATTCAATATTATCAAACCCGCTTCGGCGGGTTTTTTTATGCCCGGAGCAAAGCGAGCATGACCAAATACGCCACTAATAATCCATTGGGGTCAATGGATCCGAAGGACCTTTTCGATAACTCCCAGAACCTTGACTATGCGCTTAACGATATAACTAAAGCTATCTGGACGGATCGCTTTGGCAGGAGCAGAAAAACATACTGGGGATGGGAGCAGGAATCTGCCGCGCAATTACTGAGTCAGCAGCAGCGCTTCAATAATTTTATCCAGAGTTCTGGCTATAAAGTCATTGGTGAATATACTGCTGGCCCGCTAACCGTTACTGAATATAACCAGCTTATCCGCTATCAGAATGAACTTTATAAGCTAACAGCCGATACACCACTGCCATTTACGACGACAGGAATTGATTCAGCTTCGTGGGCCAATGACTCCGCTCATTTTGTAAGTGTCGGGGATGCGGCCCTCCGTCAGGAGTTAGCGGCGCCCACCGGCGCTCAAAACATCGGATTCACACCTTATGGCCTTACAACCCCGACTACGGTTGAAGATGTATTGCGTGGTGCAAGCACATTAAATCCTGAGCGACTGGGATTCTTCAGGGATACCGGCGGGGCAAATATCCATCGATTACGTGATCGTGGATTAATCGGTGATGCTTCCCGTTATACCGGAAATCAGCTCGGATCCAATGGGTATGGCGACTCATGGATCGTAAAATATGCTGCTTCATGGATATTGAAAAACTCCATATTTGCCTCTTCAACAGAAGATGGTAATGCTGGTATTGGTTTATTTGGCGCATCAAGATCCGGACCTGGTGTTACCCCAAATTTAACAAACGCCGGGGTGGCAGGTTTCAGTTTATGTGATGGTCCTGTTGCTTCAGGGCGAGCCTTCTATGGCGAAGCGATGATGCGCAGCCCGGCAGGAACTATGGGCGGGCTTGAAATACAGGTTGGTAACTACACCAGTCGTGTTCCTGTCGTGAGTGCCTATGACATGAGCCAGGCAGTTGTTAACGGTTTATTCATCGGGGTAGAGAGCGGCGTTGGTTATACGGTTGGAGATGCAGACAGTCCTATATCACCGGCACTTAATCCGGCAGGGGCCGCTGTTCAGCTTGTCGGCGGGAGTATAGGGGCGGCTTATCAAAAGTGGACCGCTGGTATTGTCATGCGCGACGGTGCGCTGGTCCGGGATGCCGATGGAATGGCTATTGCTATGACTCTCGCCAGAAAGCAGAAGATTCGGTGGGAGGTAAGTGCATCAGCAGTGGGTGCGAATATATGGTCAGAGGTGGGAAATGGCAATCTCGCGACCGGCCTGAAGTTTGCTGATCGTCACGTTCAGTTACTCGGTTTTAATGACCGTATTATTGTTGATACGCAAGATGATACCGGTGGGGCTGGGGCGGTTAACTATCCTTTGCTTAAAAACTCACGAGCCAATAGCCCAATTGCATTGGGGGCTGCCGGAAGTGACACCAATATCACCCTTGATCTTTATTCTCAAGGAAGTGGGCAGATCCGCCTGATGTCTCACGGCGCGACGGGGGAAAACGTACGTATAATTCCGCCTTCTTCAGCGCCAGCTAACTACCTGACTATCTCCGCTTCCGTGAGCGGTAATCCAGTTGCGCTAGGGGTCGCAGGAACTGATGTTGATACCTCTCTCCGCCTGACCCCTAAAGGCGCCGGTCAAATAATTGTTGGCAACACAATTCGGCCAAATTCAGCAAATGCCTATACATGTGGCACATCAGTGGCTCCATGGGCAGGTGGATTCACTCAGACAGCCTTTACTGTCACCTCCGATGAAACGCATAAAACTAAACCATTAGATATTACCGACGCTATGCTGGATGCAGCAGCGGAGGTTTACTGGGTTCAGTACCAGTATCTCAACCGTGTGGAAGAAAAAGGGGCTGACGGTGCGCGCTGGCACTTTGGTGCCGTTGCACAGCGATATGTTGAAGCCTTTGAACGTCACGGCCTTGACGCTCACCGCTTCGGATTCCTGTGCTATGACGAATGGGATGATCAGTACGTCAAGGTACAGACCAATGAGGGAGAAACTGTTACCAAAACCCGTGTAGTTGATAAGACGGAGAAGGTAACCAGGACGCGATTGGTCAGCAGGCCAGTAATGGTTGAGTCCTTCCGAGAGGTTCTGATTGATAGCGAACTGGAGGACGGTACGCGCATCAAAAAATTGAGCCGGGAGCGTTACCTGGAACCTAAAGTGACCCGCATCTATATCTTCAATGAGGACGGAACTCCCCATATGGAAAATGGCGAGCACGCATTTTTAAATGAACCAGTAATGGAGGAAGTGAATGAAGAGTACGAGGATGAGATTGTAGTCGAAGCGACTGAGGAGTATGAGGCTGCAGCTGATCCTGTCTTTACGGATGTGCTGGAAACCCCGGCTGGCTCACGCTACGGCATCCGCTATGAAGAAGCCCTGGCTCTCGAGGCTGCATTGCAGCGTCGAAACTATGAGCGCTTGTTAGCGAAACATGCAGAACTGGCATCCCGGCTTGAAGTACTTGAAGGAAGCAACCATGCCTGACCTTTCTCCGCTGATGCATGCAGCTATTGCTGTCGTCGTGCAATGCGCTTTCGGACTGCTTACAGGGATGTGGGGTGTAGGTGGAACCATAGGTTGCATGTGGTTCATTGCCCGGGAGCATACCCAGGCCGAGTATCGCTGGATAGCGCAGTTCGGCGCAGGGAAGCGCGCAAACATGCCATGGTGGGGCGGTTTCTCCTAGCGAGCCTGGAATCTGCCCAGTCTTCTCGACTGGATGGTTCCGGTGCTGGTCTGCACCTTCGTGTATTTTGTCGCCACTATCTGACTTCTGTAACCGGCATTGATAGGCCTCACCTCATTGATCTGCACTCACTTTAAAACTACTGTATATAAAAACAGTATAAAGGAGTGCAGATCATGCCCCGCTTAAAGGACATTAATGCCGCATTTACGGCAGCAATACAGCTAAACCCGAAAGGGTATCAGTGCCTTCACACAGAAGACTTCATACGTGAGCTTCGCGCCAGGAACTGGCATTTCACCCAGGCTGATGCGAATGAATGGATCGAGCAGTACCAGACTTGCTTCGTAGACAAGACGTCGCACGGTAGCCAGAACCGGCTATGGATGCTGCGCAATATGGGGAGGGTTCTGTAATGGGCTTTCCTTCACCGGCAACGGACTATGTCGAGCGGCGCTTAACGCCGGAGCTGATCTGCGGCGTTGGCATCGACACTCGCATAATGGAAACGTCATCCGGGTTTGCGGTGATCGAGCCGGTCACCCGACTGGTGCAGGGGCAGGTTCTGCTGATCCTCAGTGGCGGGCAGACTCAATTTGCACGATTTCTGGGAAAAGCATTAATCACAGAGGACGGCGAGGCGATAGAAGGCGACGCAGCGGAAGAAGTCGAAGTGATGGGCAGGGTGACATTCTTCATCAACAGCACAGATGCGGATGATGAGTCTCCAGTGTAAGAAGCGGTGCGGGGACGTTAATTTTTGGATTAAGGTCGCCACGAAGTTTACTCGTCGCTCACTCGAATTAGAGAATAAGGGTTTGATCTTGAAAGAATGCAATGGTAAGTGTTGCGATGTTTATTTAGGGGTATTTTGTGTAGTAACTTATTGATATATAACGAAGAACAGGGCTTAAGCCGTAAACAGGAATCGTATTCGGTCTCTTTTTATCTGTTGAAAGTAAACGCTTTTTCCCTTTGCGAACTTTAACAGATGGGCAACATTCTCTGTTCTTCGTTAAACCATACCACACTACGCCCGAGGGAAGTCCAGCGCTTTTTCGCGCTTGTGTTAAATTTTTGCCTGTTACCGATGAAAGCAGAGATTAGCGGCAAAAATGGGCGTCCATAGCATGTTCAATCTCATCCAGCAGCTGGAAGCGGCGGCGATATTCGGCGCGTTTTTTACTCGCAATGCTCTCCAGTGATTTACGTTCCATGCCAAGAGGCAGAACCCAGCGGAAGGCATTATCGGGTTTTCCGCCCAGTGAGGCCCAGAACTCGTCATAGCTGGCGTGGAGATGGCGACCTTTACTCAACCGGTAACGCAGGGCGCGAAAAACATGGCCCTCGTCGCTGACGCCATAAAGGGCACTGATTCCAGACTGCTTCGCCAGATTGAAAACAGCTTCCAGAAGAATACGTTTAGGGAACAGACCGTAACAGGCGCGGGTGGCGTTTTTGATCGTCTCCCGCCCGACATCTCGCCGTGGCCCCTGCAGGCCACCAATGACCAACACGCTGCGGTCATTTTCCCGGATGACGCTGAAGGTCAGACTCGCCAGCAGAGTGTTATCCCCGGCACGTAACCAGAGCGTGGTTTCGCCCTCGCGTTCAGCCTTAACCGCAGAGGTGGCAAAGATCGTATAGCTCGCCTCCTCTTTGGTCGCAAACTGCAGCAGGGGAAGCGGCGACGGGCTGGTAAAGAGGTGGGCAAGGTCACTGTCCGGCAGCGCATCAATCCAGGCATAGTGATGCAGGATCGCCTCCGCGCGCTCACTGGCCGTCATTCCGCGGGTCAGGTACTGGCGCTGGGTTTTCACCGGCAGCGTCGGCTGTGCCTTCAACAAGGTTGAAAAATCATCGCGCCGGGAGATCGTCTCCAGCATACGGGTGGTCGAGGACCAGAAAAGCAGGGTGCGCAGGAAGAATTTCAACCGGTAATCGCGTTTCTGCCACAGCGGCCCGGGCGTCAGATCGCCTTTCGCCAGGGCGAGAATAACGGAAGAACGGTGGGCGTATGACACCTCAGCAGGCAGGATGGTATTAGACACGATAAAGACCTCTTTGTAATTCTGCGATTATCTTAAAGGTCATCGGATAATGATTTAACCGTTGCTAAACCTTTATTTCCGCTTCGTTTAATATCGATTGAGGTTATTAAAGAGGGCGGTCTTTGCACTTCCTCAGTGGTCCATTCCGCACGGGCTATACTGATCCTGAGGAGGCGCTATGTATCTAAAACTTGATGGTCACAACTGGCGACACGTCTGGGTAGTAAGCGATCTTCACGGGTGTTATCAGATGCTTATGGATGAAATAAAACAGCGACAGCTTAATCCGTATGAGGATTTACTTATTTGCGTCGGCGACTTGATCGATCGCGGACCAGACAGTGTGAAATGCCTGCAGTTATTAAATGAAAAATGGTTCTATGCCGTACGCGGCAATCATGAGCAGATGGCGCTGGACGCCCTGCATAATAAGAGCTTTGGGCTGTGGTTAATGAATGGCGGCGTCTGGTTTGCCGAATTAAAGGGCGAACAGCAACAGCAGGCTCTCGAGCTGTTCAGGCAATGTGAAACGCTGCCGTGGATTATCGAAATCACCTGCGCCAACGGCGTGAATGTAATTGCCCATGCCGATTACCCATCATCGCAGTATGAATGGGATAAACCGGTCTCGAAGCAGCAAATTCTGTGGGACAGGGAGCGCCTGCGGGCGTTGATGAACGGCCAGGAGAAGGGGATCGCCGGAGCCGATCACTTCTGGTTTGGCCATACGCCGCTAGGGAAGCGGTTTGATTGCCAGAACCTGCACTATATTGACACCGGAGCGGTGTTTGGTGGGACGTTGACGTTGGCACAGCTACAGTGATTAAAGGTCGGCATACTCCTGGGCCGGGCGCCAGAAGCCGTCGATGAACTCTTCAACCGGATAGCACCCGCCGTGGCGGATCCGCTGATCGTCCATCGATGCCTCACACTGGATTTCGGTGCGATAAACATCCACTACCAGGTCTTCGCAACCCGCATCCAGATAACAAATAAACAACACCAGTGCGTACAT